ACTTATGAAACTGTGGAGATAACGATGACTGCTGAGCGTAAAATTGGCTCTTATGTTGTGCCAGAAGGATGGCATATGTATAAACCAGTAAAGAAAACATGGAGAATTGTAAGATACATTCCATCACCCCCAAAGAAAGAGGAAAAATAATTTAGATGAATATCTTTTTCTTACACAATGACCCTGCTGTATCTGCTGTGTGCCAAGTCAACAAGCACATAGTCAAGATGCCGTTGGAAACTGCACAGATATTGTGCACAGCACACAGGCACCTGGACGGTGACGGCTACGCAGATCAGCACGATTTGTACAAGGTTGCACACCTAAATCACCCCTCTACAGTGTGGGCACGGTCCTCAAAATCACACTATGAGTGGTTAATTTCCCACTTTGAGGCGCTACTTGCTGAGAAATTGCGCCGATATCCCCACAGACCACCGCATAAATCAGGTGAATTGCTTGACGCACTGCGTAAAGTGCCAGATAATATGCCTGATGACGGCTTTAATCCACCCCCTCAGTGTATGCCTGACGAGTACAAGCACAGTGATACGGTCAAAGCGTACAGAAATTACTACTGTGGTGGAAAAGCACACATTGCATCTTGGAAGTGGCCTGCAACCAGACCCGACTGGTTCAAGGTGCAGATATAGAATGATGTAACCTCGGTGTTGTGGTACTACCCTACATGGTATTGGGGGTTAATGTTCAAAAACCCCTGTATTTATAGGCTCATTTGAGGGGTAAACAGGGGGTTTGTCCGTATAAAATTCCGTGATTCCCACGGATAGGTAACGCGCCAACCTTATGGTGCAAACGAGGAACTGTAAATGGTATTTACTTTTCAAAACAAGGTGTTTCATGGGCACAATGCCGAGGTAATCAAGAAGTTTGCCGGGGTAGTGCAGGAAATGGATAGAAAGGATGCTATCAAAGCCAAGTACACCGGCAAAAGAGAGGTGCTAATGACGCATGAGCAGTTAGAAGAGCAGGCTCAGTATCTTGTAGATGCAAACAAAACCTGGGAGGACATCAAGAATGAATGTGTATGAAGATGATGAAGATATTGTTATCTCATTTGATGACCTTATAAGTAGTGCTATGCCAGTAAAAGAGACGCATGATGGGAAAGAGGTTACAGTCTATCGACTAGGCCCCGATGATAGTAGCCCCCATATATCATGCAACGTAGCGAAGGATAAGTGTGCTTCATTGCTTGTCATCGCATCCTATGGGCCTTCACTTTCAATACACTGAGGATAATATTATGTCTGAAGTTACTATCACACCTAGTCAGATACCAGAGTTCTTAAAAGAATCAATCAAGCATAGGTTTACTTGCTTGTTTACTGGATTGCCAGGAATAGGCAAAACAGAGATTGTTAATGCAGTTGGGCGAGAACTTCTAGGTAATACTAAAGAGATCAGAACATCTCAACTTGATCCGGTAGATGTGATGGGTGTTCCTTCTGTGATTGATGGGTTCACTCGATTTGCTATTCCAGAATTGCTACCGAATGTAGAAAGGGATGGAAAGACAGGGCTGTGTATTCTAGATGAGGTTCTTGATGGTACAACAGCGGTACTGACTGCCATTCAACAACTTATTCTTGAACATAGGGTTGGTTCTTATGTCTTGCCAGAGGGATGGCACATCGTAGCGATGGGTAATAAGAAGGAGCATGGCGGTATCAATCGTGGTCTGTCTCAGCCTCTCAAGGATAGGTTTGCCCATGCAGAGGTGATTGTTGATGCTTCTGAGACCATCAGCCATCTTGTTAGCAAGGGTGTAGACTCTATGGTTACGTCCTTTCTTAAAACTCATACCCATTTGATACATAAAATGCCAGAGAAAGGTGGGTCGTGGGCTTTCCCAACGCCTAGATCGTGGGAGAAACTTGCTCAAGTAAGACAGGGTGATCCAGGTAATTCGATAAGGTTCCAGTTGTATGCTTCATTGGTTGGAGAGGGTGTTGCTGCTGAGTTCGTTAGCCATGAGGAGGTAGCGGACCAGGTGCCTGATCCAGAACAGGTAATCAAAGAGCCTAAGAAAGCAATGGTTCCTGAGAATCCTAGTGCTCAGTATGCTATCGCTTACTCTCTTGCTTACTGGATGAAGCCTGATAACATGAAGAACATCATGGCTTATCTTGATAGGTTGCCTGCTGAGTATGCTGTAACGAGCGTGACCGAGGCCAGGAAAATTACCCCTGAGATTGAGGAAGCGCCTGAGTTTGTAGAGTGGGCTGTTGATAACCTTGATGTACTTGGACTTGATTCATAGGAGATACAATGCCATTATCTAAGAAAGGTATGCTGTTAAGTGTATCGCTGTCTATCCCTTCCGGACGTAAGGTAGACAGAGATATATCGGAGAAGGTTGCCAGTGATTACAATGTGAAGGGAGGTAGTCGTGACTCTGGTAACTTTAACAAGATCACAATCTCATCTAAGTATCTTCAACCATTTAGGAATATCAAATCCAAGATGGTTGAAGCACCAAACTCAACAATTAAAACCATGACGTTGCCGTGGTTGCATGAGAGCGGTGGTGTATTTATCTTACCTAACAAGAAAATCCTAGAGTTTGCAAAGGTTTGGCGCAATCAGAAATCTTTGTGGGATTCTGAGGTACAAGCCTTAAAGAATGGTAAGTATCAGGAGGCTCTTGATGAGGCGGAGATAAGGCTCAACAAGAAGGGCGGTATGTTTGATGCATCAGACTATCCAACAGTTGATGAGTTCACTGATAGATTCAAGATGGAGAAGTACCTCAGACCTATTCCAGAGGAACAAAACATGGATTTGAGGGCTTCAGTTGGTGAACTTGAGGCTGAACGGATACGCAAAGAGGTGCATGATAGCGTAGCCAAGAGCATGGAAAAGATGAAGGAGTTGCTGACTCATAGGATTGAGAGTGAGATGCATGGCCTCAAAAATATACTATCATCTGATAGGGTGACAGTGTATGACTCCAGAATGGAATCAATTAGGAATCTAATCGACTCAATTAGTGGATTGAATTTTACTGATGACACTTTTTTGACAGATTTAGAAACCTATATGAAAGAGAATCTGTATCTCTATGCTCATGACTTGAGAGGTAATGAGACAAAACAGAAGGAGGCTTATCGACATATCAATAAGGTGATAGGTTATATTTGTAGCGAAGAAACCTTTGATCAAACGATGTCTAAACTGGACGGAACATATGGATATTGAACGTAAGTTACAGATAGCAAGAGCGCAATGCTTGATGGACTTCCCTTTCTTTGGGCATTTGCTTTTGTCTATGCCAATCAAAGAGGACAATAGTATTTCTACGTTTGCTGTTGATGGTAAGTTTATCTACTATAATGGTGAGTTTATCCAGACGTTAGGAATGGATGATCTCAAGTTTGTTTTAATGCATGAGACTATGCACCCTGCTTTCTTTCATCTAACAAGACGAGGTATTCGTGACCATACCATATGGAATATGGCGGGTGATTATGTTATCAATCGGCTGCTTGTTGATGAGGGAATGAAACCCCCTGCTGATGTTCTTCTTGATCAGAAGTATGACAAGACCTGGAATACTGACATGGTGTATGATGATCTGATTAAGAATGCAAAGCAGATTACTATTCAAGGTCTTGGAGATATGCCATGCACAGGACACTTCAAAGATGGTGAAAGTCAGAGCGAGGCAGACAAGTCAGAGGCTGAGAACAAGTGGAAGACTAAAATTATTGCAGCAGCAAGCGCTTGCAGTAAGAACAGAGGCACTATCCCAGGTCACTTCAAAGAACTAATCAATGAGATACGCAATCCAAAGGTAGACTGGAGAGATAAGTTATATGCTCTTGCTACTGAACCAATGAGGGATGAACACTCATGGAGACGCCCCAATCGTAGGTTCATAGGCAAGGAATTATACCTTCCATCCATAACAAAGATTGATGGACTGCGGAAAATTATCTTTGCGGTTGACACAAGTGGATCAATGAATACTGATCTATTGATTGAGGCTTGGTCTGAGATAGTATCAGTAGTGGAGGACTGTGATGTCGATGAGCTTATCATTATGGATGTGGATACTGACGTTAATCATATACGAAGGTTCTCAAAGGATGATCTACCTGATGCACTAGAGGTAGTTGGTAGAGGTGGTACAGCCTTTGAGCCTGCGTTTGATTGGGTCATTGAGAACGATGAGGACCCAGCCGTGCTAATATATTTCACAGATTTGTACGGTTCGTTTCCTCAGTATGAACCAGATTACCCAGTGATATGGGTAAACTATGGTATGAAGGATACTCTGTGTCCTTTCGGTGAAGTAATAACTATTGAATAGGGGAATAATATGTCTTTAATGCATGATGATTATAGGTATTCTACTTTTAACAGTGGCCTGGATGGTGTCAAGAAACACTACGATTATGAGATTCAGATAGCCAGACTTGAGTATGAGAACTTTTTTATTATGAGGGAGGATGATGGGTATGCTTTCAAGTCTGATATGAAGAGCAGACATTACAATAAGCGTAATCCTGAAGAAGATGATCCAATGTCAGCGCAGACTCAGATAAAATACTATGATGATGGAGATATTGAGGTAGATTTTTCTGTGGACAAAAACGGAAGGGGTTGGGTACATAACCTAGACCAACAAATTCTATCTGTGCTGCCACCTAACATTCACTATTATGATTGCCGAGATAAAAGATATTTTATCTACGATAAGGATGAGCCTGATGTTAGACGCACTCATTATGAAGTTAGTAAAGTGTTTGAAAAGAAAGATAATATCATAAGGTTCTGCAAAAATGGTGATGTTAAGGGTGCTAAAGAGATAAAGCGAGGCGAGAAAAAGTTCGCTGAAGACAAGCCACTTAAGGATCAGTTGGAGTCAAAGCACGTTAAAGAGATGACTAAAGCCAGACTGGATAGTGATTTTTTAATTGAGTATAACCAACTGTATGCTACCTTTAGGGGTATAAAAACAGGACTTTACCATATGGCTTTAGAGATGTTTAGACCATCTGAGTTACAGGCTTATGGTGCTGCTCCAAACTCTGGCATGATTCGCAGGCTTCATGTTGCTAGGTTTATTAGAAGCCCGGAAGAATTAATTAAAGCAGAGAAGTTAGCACTAAGTATTGTTGGTGATATTCCAGCCAGTTGTTTTGGACCTAATCTAACAAGGGTGAGAGATAGACGTGACACAAACGCAACTGTTTGATAACTCGGTAGAACTTACTGAAGAGGATCATGATATACTTATGTTCTTACTGGATGAAACATCATGTAGTATTGATGATGGTAAGGATGACACAATCATGACTGATATGACACGCTTAAGAATGAGAGGGTTCGATGTGATTCAGTGCTATGATATAATGGATAGTACGGATAATAATCCTTTCGGTTATGTAATGTGAGTATGTTATAATATATATAGGAGAAATTAAATGTCTTTAGATTTAGAGTACATTGATAAACATGATTTGTCTAAAGGTTTATTGTTGAGTGTTGAGCATGATGAAAATTCTTGTGTTCTTTTATCGCAAGATAAGGCTGAAATATATCTTACTTGGGAAGAAGCCAATGCATTGGTATCTGTTATAATTGCTCATAGAGAAATGATGGATGCTAAAGAAAGGTTAGGAAGAATTCCTGAGTTAACACCACCTGGGGTAGAGCGACCAGAAGATGTTCATTAAATGGGGAAAGGGATCAGCCTTTATGTTTGGTAGAATAGAAGGGGATGACACTCATAGAGTGGAGAGAAACCGTACCGCTGATGGTAAGAGATGGAAGTTCATGGTATCAGACAGCATCACATATAGATATGTAGATGATAGAGAATTTCATACCAAAGAAGAACTTGAATCAGCGGTATATGAATGGATAAAGAACAGGAAAACAAATGAAAACATTTAGTGATTTTAATATAACAATACCAGCCCGCGCTAATTCAGGTCAGGTAAACACTCAATGTCCAGAATGTTCCTCTCAACGAAGGAAGAAGAAAGCTCCGTGCTTGTCTGTTAATATAGACGAAGGGATATGGCTTTGCCACCACTGTGGTTGGTCAGGTACACTAAGCAATGGAACTAATGGTAACAATGTTTCACTGCATTGGAGGAAGCCTAAGTTTACCAAGCCTGAGCCACTGCCTGTTACTGCGCTTAGCCCTGAAGTTGTTAAATGGTTTTCTGAAAGAGGCATAAGTGAAACAACTCTAGAAGAAACCAAGATCAATGAGCGCAAGGTTTATATGCCACAGATAGAGGCGCTGTCTAACTCTATCGCCTTTCCATACTATAAGAATGGTGAGTTAATCAACGTAAAGTATAGAGATGCAAAGAAGAACTTTCGTTTAGAGGCTGGAGCACAGCGTGGATTCTATGGCATTGATGACATTGAAGGTAATGATATACATTGTGTTATTGTTGAAGGGGAGATAGATAAGTTATCATTATGGGAGGCAGGTATTAGAACTTGCGTGAGTGTTCCAGATGGAGCACCACCTGTTAACAGTTCTGATTACTCCTCTAAGTTTGATTACTTAAATGATCCGTGGCTACACTCAGAGAAGTTTAATAATGTTTCAAGGTTTGTTATTGCTGTTGATAACGATGAGCCCGGAGCAAAACTAGAGAATGAATTATCCCGCAGACTAGGCAAGGATAGATGTTATAGAGTGGTGTGGCCTGAAGGATGTAAAGATGCTAACGATGTATTGGTTAAGTATGGCAAGACTGTATTGTCTGAGTGCATTGAACACGCTAAGCCATATCCAATCATGGGTACTTACGATGCCACTAATCTATCTGATTCGATAGACAGGCTTTATGAGGGAGATATTGAGAAGGGTGTAAGCACAGGCTGGGATACTATCGACCCATACTATTTAGTAAGGCCAGGTGCATTTACAGTAGTAACAGGTATACCAGGTAGTGGTAAATCTAACTGGTTGGATGCGATGATGGTGAACGTAGCAAAGAATCATGGTTGGAACTTCGGTATATTTTCCCCAGAAAATCAACCACTTGAGGATCATATGGCTAGGGTGCTAGAGAAATATGTTGGTCATCCTTTCTTCGATGGGCCTACTCCTTGTATGTCGAGGGAGGAATTGGAAGATGGCAAGCAGTGGCTGACCAAGCACTTCACTTGGATTCTTCCTGACGATGATAAGGAGTGGTCTATTGATGTTATTTTAAATTCTGCAAAAAGGTTGGTGCTTACAAAGGGTATCCGTGGTCTTGTTATTGACCCGTGGAATGAGCTTGAACACTTGCGTAGAGATGGTCAGTCTGAGACAGAATATATTTCTGTGGCACTAAAGAGGGTGCGTCAATTTGCTAGAAAGTATGGTATACATTTATGGATTGTTGCCCATCCTGCCAAGTTATATCGTGATAAGAATGGAAAGATTCCTATCCCAACTCCATATGATATCAGTGGCTCTGCTAGATGGAGGGATAAATCTGATAACTGTATCACAGTATGGCGCGACATGACTGAGGAAGGAAGAGCCAATAGTATAATTCAAATTCATGTTCAGAAAGTAAGGTTCAAGCAGGATGGTATTTTAGGAACCGGAGAATTAACTTACAACTGGAGAACTGGAACATATCACTTGCCATATAATGCTGCAAGAGAAGTTCCACCAATAGTATTAAATGGATAAGACATGGAAAAAGTTTGAGCGTTGGGTAGGTGAATTCCTTACTGAGTTAGGGGATAAATCTAATAGGGTTCCAATCACAGGTAGGTCAAGAGGTAGTGCGCCAGATGTTACAAGTGATCGTCTATCTATTGAATGTAAGTATCGTAAGTCAATACCTGGATGGATCAAGGAAGCAATGGAGCAAGCGGTAGCATCATCCAGGGATGGTAAAGTTCCTGTAGTTTTTATAAAGGAAAACGGTGCGCCGTTTGATGATACACTTATAGTCTTTAGGGCTAAGGATTTTAGGGAGAAATTAAAATGAAACGTGAATACTTTAATCTAGCAAGAGCGATAGCAAGTGAGGACCCTCCATGTATTCCTTGTGTTGAATACAAAAGATGTGCAGAGAGCAAGCTCGCATGCGAATCATATGAAAACTATTACTTAACTGGAGAAATAATGGGTAGCAGGAAACCAAACAAAGTAATCTACAGGGATATATTTAATGTCGGGTTTGGAATCACTTAAATATTTAACAATTAAATCTAGCTCTGTTCTTGAGCCTAGAGGTGGTCCACCTTGGGAGGATATTGCAGCAACTCTAGCAAGAGCAAGCGACATAGCAGCATCTTATGGTAGGTACAAGTATTGTCTTGAAAAGAAATGGCGCAACAAATTATTAAGGCCGTTGTTTGATGAAGCAATGAAACTTAAATGGAATAAAACAATAACGCCAGAAGATATATTTAATACAGTAAGTTTAGCATTAGATGAGATGACTAACCCGTCCATATGTCCTAAGTGTAACGGAAGAAAAGAGGTTATAATAATGGACAAACTATATAAGTGTGACTTATGTTTCGGCTTAGGAAGAAAGGCTATGTCTGACAGAACAAGAGGTATTTATATAAAGAATGAAAGACATATATTTTATAGACATATTAAATATAATTATTTTAATAATATAATACCTGCAATAGAAGAATGGGAGTTAGAACTACAAAGAGTATTTAATCCATACCGGAGAGTGAAGTGAAGAACAAGAAGTACCTTCAGTGGGTAGCAGAACAACCATGTATATACTGCGGTCAAGATTCACAGGCTCACCATCTAAGAGTCCAGGCTCTTGGTGCAGGGATGGGTAAGAAAGCGCCAGATTATTTTACGTTACCAGTATGTTATACTCACCATGCTGAATGTCATAGCGGTGAGATAGATAAGGAAACGCAGATGAGGTGGTGCTTACAAACAATAGGTCGAGCATTTGAGTATGGTATAATAGAATGGAGTAAAAAATGAAGACACAACGGTTTAAGTTATATGATCTACATCAGAAGAATAAATGTGTTGACTATATAAAAGAACTAAAGAATAGTTCTCAAGAACCTTATGAAGTTCTGATAAGACCATATAATAAAAAGAACCAGAGGTCTATTGATCAGAACAATAGGTATTGGCATATCATTAGAGAGGCTGCAAATGAAATAGGATACACAGCAAACGAGTTGCACTCCATTATGTCTGTGCAAATCCTGGGGACTAACACAGTAACAAACCTAGAAGGAGATGCAGTAGAGGTAGCAGTACAAACATCAGGGCTTAGCGTCGAAAAGTTTGCTGAGTATATGGAAAGAGTTGAATCTGTTTTGATTGAGGCTGGATTCTATAACCCAACAACCATGAGCAGGGAGGTCAATCAGTTATGAGTTGGAGACAGCAGCAAGTAACAGAAGAAGAACAATTCAAGGAGGAATATGAAGAGTGGTTAGATAAGATGCAAAAGGACGATGAAGACGACCACTATCGTGAGTATCTAGATTCTTTAAAGAAGGAAAGGAAATGAATAAGATAGAGATGGCATTAAAGAGACCGTTCCCTGAGTCAAAGATTCGTTGGCGTAAGGGAGGGGGTGGTGCTGAGTTAGCATACATCACAGCTCGAGATGTAATGGATAGGTTTGATGCGACAGTTGGGTTTGCTAACTGGCAAACAAGTTACCGATGGATTGGAGATCGTATGATCTGTAAACTATCGGTTAGAATTGATGGTGAATGGATTACTAAATCAGATGGTGCCGATGATTCTAATATCGAAGGCGCAAAAGGAGGCATCTCAGACGCCCTCAAACGAGCAGCAGTTCTTTTTGGAATCGGCAGATACCTATACCACCCCAACGCTTTTGATCGCAATAAGAAGCCTGCTGTGTGGGCTACGCCGGAAGGTTTCGATAAACTAATGGAGAAGATAAATGAAACCAAGAAGTAAAAACAAAAAGGAAAAAGAGTATGACAACCTGCAAGTAGAGGAGGCTAAAAATAAACTAATCAAGGAAGCAATCTCATTTGAGAATATGTTTTCAGAATGTGAAGGTGATGTATACTATAGTATGTACCGAGACTTCTCAGGTGCAGTGATGCATTATGAAAGAGAAAAAGAGATAGCAGATATGCCAAAGGTCTCAGAGAAATGGGACTGGGGCGAAGGTGTAGTTGGAGAGTATAGATATAGGGGCATCTAATGCATTGGTATAATAAAGAAGGTGAGCCTTGTCATTTCGTCAAAGGAAAGAACGGAAAGACTAGAGCAACAACTTTAAGAGATGCTAGGAAACATGGGTGGATGCCGTCTGTTACATCTGTCCTAGATATTTTAGCAAAACCAGGCCTTGATAATTGGAAGATCAACAAAACTATTGAGGCTGCTGCTACAGTAGACAGAAGTTTTGCTGATGTTGACGTATGGAAAGCCAAGGTTATTGAAGAAAGCAAACGCGAAACCGTAGAGGCATCTGAAAGAGGTAGTAGGATACATGATATGTTAGAGTCCTGCTTTAAGAAAGAGTTAGAGCCTTCCGGTGCAGATGCTGAAATCTTTAATGCGGTAGATGCACTATTAAAAATAAACTGTGGCGATCAAAATTGGAGATCAGAAGAGGTAGTATGTAATCTTCAGAAAGGTTATGGAGGTATGATAGACTTGGTATCAGATGAATGGGTCATTGACTTCAAGACCAAAGAATTCAATACTGGTAGCAAACAATTGGCATATGAATCAATGGCTTACCAATTGATCGCTTATGAAAGAGCATTGCCTGCACCTCCCAAAAGAATTGCTAATGTATTTATTAGCGCAAACAATCCTGGAGTAGTAGTATTTCATGAGTGGCATAATGATGACTTAAATAGATACTGGACTATATTTGAATCATCTTTAATCGTTTGGAAAAATGTAAAGAAGTATTGGCCCGAAAGACACGGAGAAAATAATGAAGGGAATTAACAAAGCAATCATCCTTGGCAATGTCTGGAAAGACCCAGTCATTCGTACCACTAAGAACGACAGCAAGATTGCTCAGGTTTCTATGGTAACTGAATCAGGGTACGGAGAGTACAAGAAGGCTGACTGGCATAACGTAGTATTCTTTGGCAAGCAAGCCGAGGTAGTAGATAACTACGTAACCAAGGGTACAAACCTGTACGTTGAAGGATCAATTGATTATCGTAAGTATACTGATAAGAGTGGTGTAGAAAAATACACAACTGACATTAAGGGCTATCAGTTACAGATGATTAATAGTCCTGATGCATATAAGGAGGTAGAGGGATCAGCACCGGAAGGTAAGCGAGAGGTTCCAGCATCTGCTAAAGCAGAGATGGCATCTATTAGCAACCAGGTTGCTGCCGATGACATACCGTTCTAAAGGTGAGCCTAGAGATGAGATCATCTATTTCCTTGCAAGACATATCTATGCTAATCCAAGAGAACCGACTTCTAAATTTAGTTCTTGGGCAGAATGTTTTAGACACCATGCAGGATGCACTTTGCAAGAGTATATGGAATACGCCAAGAAAAATAACCTAAAGGAAAAGTATATACATGAGCGACAAAATAGAAGTTGACTTGATGGAGATTGCTTACTCCGCACCGGAAAGAGCAACCGAGTTCTCTGTTGGGTATGATATTTACTCAGCAGAGGACCAATGCATTAGGCCGTTGGATAAAAAACTTATTCGCACAGGATTTAAGTTAAATCTTCCAGTGGGTATTGAGGCTCAGATAAGAACCCGTAGTGGATTGGCAAACAAACACGGTGTATTTGTTTTAAACTCTCCAGGAACTATTGACCCTGACTATAAGGGAGAAGTAAAGGTATTGTTATTTAACTCAGGTCCTACTCCATTTGATATTGAAAGAGGAGATAGGATTGCTCAGATGGTATTCGCTTATTACTTGTCACCAGTTCTTAGTGAAGTAGCTGCAGTAAGTTACATAAGAGGTGAAGGAGGTTTTGGTAGTACAGGTATTAATGATATTAAAGTGGAAAAAATAAATGAAATTTAAAACACAACTTGGTGAAGATATATTTAAAAATAAATATGCGTCTACTGAATACGAGACATGGAGTGATAAAGCTCATGCCGTAGTTAACAGTGTATGCGGTGACTTCAACGGAACCAAGAACAACCTTATGGAAAAGACTGAAAGGGATCAGCTTGCTCAGTACATTTCTGAGTTTAAGTTTATTCCTGGTGGTCGCTATCTTTGGTACGCAGGAAGGGATGCTAGATTCTACAACAACTGCTACCTTCTAAGACTTGAGGAGGATTCAAGAGAAGAATGGGCTGGAGTTACACAACGAGCAATGTCATGTCTTATGACAGGAGGAGGGATAGGTGTAGATATATCCAAAGCAAGGCCATCCGGACGGAGACTAAAAAGAACAGGTGGTGTAGCATCTGGGCCTATTCCTCTGCTGTACACTTTAAACGAAGTTGGTAGGAATGTAATGCAGGGAGGTAGCCGTCGTTCTGCACTATACGGTAGTATGAACTGGCAACATGAAGATGCAACACAATTACTCAAAGCAAAGAACTGGCATGATATAACTGTCGGTGATACTACAATAGCTGACTTGAAGAAAGCAGACTTTAACTTCCCTGCTCCATTGGACATGATGAACATCTCTCTTAACTATGATGATGCATGGCTAAAAGACCAAATGAATCCTGTGTTCATTGAGAATGTTAAGCAGGCTATGATGACTGGAGAACCTGGATTCTCATTTAACTTTGGAGATAAACAAAATGAAACGCTTAGGAATGCTTGCACAGAAATTACAAGTGAAGATGATAGTGATGTCTGCAACCTTGGTTCTGTTAATCTGGCAAACATTGAAACAATCGAAGAGTTTAGCGATGTGGTTAATCTCGCTAGTAAGTTCTTGGTATGCGGACTTATCAGAGCGCAACTACCGTATGAAAAAATAGCCAAGGTAAGGAGAGATAACAGCCGTATTGGCCTTGGTCTTATGGGAATGCATGAGTGGTTACTTAAACGTAACTCTAGATATGAAATGACTGACGAACTAAAACAATGGATGAAAGTATATGAACGAGAAAGCAAACGATCCGCTGACCAGCATTGCGACAGACTTTTTCTCAAACGTCCTAAAGGCTACAGAGCAATTGCTCCGACAGGGACTATTAGTATCCTCGCCGGAACGACGTCTGGTGTGGAACCAATCTACGCCGTGGCATACCGCAGACGCTACCTTACAGATGGAACAAGATGGAAGCATCAATTTGTCGTTGACGGTACGGCCCAAGCCTTAATTGACGGGGGTATTAATCCAGATAAGATTGAGTCTGCTGTTGACTTGGCATCTGATCCAGAGCGTAGAATTAAATTTCAATATGAGCTACAAAAATATGTGGATCACGCTATTAGCAGCACCATTAACCTGCCAGCATGGGGAACAGAACTAAATGGAGAACATACTGTAGATAAATATGCTACTACTATTGCTAAGTATGCTAGTGGACTACGTGGTCTGACTGTATATCCTGATGGAGCTAGAGGCGGTCAACCAATTACCTCAGTACCTTACGAGGAAGCCCATGCTAAGCGCGGTGTTATCTATGAAGACAACAGTGAAGAGCAATGTTTAAGCGGAGTGTGTGGAATATGAGCGGAGCTAACCTAGATGGATATAATACACCAAAGAATGGTATACATTTAAAAGAACTTCAAAAAAAGATAGGTAATTTAGAAGCTGAGTATGAAAAAATTAAAGAGGTAATTACATACTTAGCTAACGAGAATTTTAAAAACAATGTGTTACCTAAAGAATGGGAGAAATTAAATGAAGGGAAAGAAAAATCTATTAGTAATACCGGATTGTCACGCAGCACCTGAGTATGACAACGATAGGTTCACAGCATTAGGTAAGTTCATAGTAGATGAGCAGCCAGATATTATTGTATGCTTGGGAGACTTTGGTGATATGCCTAGTCTCTCATCATACGATAAGGGAACTAAAGGGTTTGAAGGTAGGAGATACAAGAAGGACGTAGACTCTATACTAGATGCCCAGGATAAATTGTTTGCTCCTATTAAAAAGTTCAATGAGAACAAAAGAAAAAGAAAGGAGAAACAATATAAACCTAAAATGCATATGTGTCTAGGCAATCATGAGGACAGAATAGACAGAGCAATTAACTCTGCTCCTGAGCTTGAGGGCGCTATTTCAATGAAGGACTTACACTATGAAAAGAATGGGTGGAAGATAACTCCATTTAAGGGATGCTTATCCCTGGAGGGAATAAACTTCTCCCATTACTTTACATCTGGTGTAGCGGGAAGGCCTATTAGTTCAGCACACATTGGCCATCAATTAGTTTCTAAGCTGCACTGCTCAGCGGTGCAAGGACATTCTCACTTGTATAATCACGCAGAGCAAACACGACCAGATGGTCAAAAGATATTCGGACTAAGCGCAGGATGCTTCTCACATCCACACTACTCAGAGAGTTGGTGTAGAGATACTGAATACAATTGGTGGAGGGGAGTTGTTACTTTAAATGGACTAGATGGGGAGGGGTATTACGATGACATTCACGCTGTAACTCAGCGCAAACTACTGAGGGATTATACATGAAGCCATGTCCTTTTTGTGGTGCAAATCCATCAATAGGTAAGTTCTTGCTAGGGTGCGCAAAGTGTTCTGTGTTCTTTAGCTTTCATCCCAAGGTGGAATCTCAAAAAGAATCCGCCATTAAGAAGTGGAATGCAAGATGGGCGACTTAGCTTACCTTATTTGTTGGTATACTAGCTATATATTTTTCTCTGCCTGTCTAATCATGCTGTTTGTTTGAATTATATAGCCCCCCTTACCCAGGGGGGTTATTTTTTTAACACATCCAGCTGGTATCACAGTAAACCCATACCATTCATCATCCTCATCTTTCGTAGTAGCTATACGAATCTCTTCATCATCATGATTAACCAAGTACCCATAAGACCAAAACGTTGGCATCTTGGTATCTTCAGATTTCTCCCACCCAGACGTAGATATAATATCTATCCATTCAACTTCAACATAAGGGCTACTAGAGGACATCACTTACTTGTGTGTATGCTTCTGAGTATTCACGATATTTATCAAGAGCATTTTGCTGGTGCATCCTATACTCATCAATAAGTCTGTTCCTATCTTCTTCACTTATATTAGGATCATCAATTAATTTTAACAGTCTACTCTGTATACTTTTAGCATACCTACCTTTAAAGAACACCTTTCTTCCTGCTGTCTCTTTCGTTAGAGGGCTTGTATTAATACCAAGCCAACTAAGAATAGAGCTAGGTATAGTATTTTTAGGAAGACCATCAACATCTATGTTGCCATCTAGAAAACCTATAGCCATCAATGTTTTAATTAACTGACCACCATTACCAATAACATCGCCAGATTTATTTCTAGGCCATAACATGGGAGGCATGGCATAGCTGGCCATAAACCCTAACATATCCTGGTATCTCTGTAGTGGCGGGTCAGATTCATTCCAAATCTCTTGGCCTGTAAATGGATCAACATTAGTTTTAATACCAGCAACAAGTTCAAAAGGTCCTCCAAAGAAACCTGGGGTCTTAGCGGCCTCACCAAACTCACCCTCCATAAGATTCTTTGCCATGCTTAAGTGAGCACCCCAAGGCAAGAAGTATCCCATATCAAAAACCCTAAGCCTGCCCTCATCATCCTTCCAAGGAAGAATCATAGTGGTAAGGTTACCTTCCATATAGTCAGCAACAAGTTTCTGCATTGCTGGAATATCTTCTTCTTCAATATCATCATTGTTATCAAGCAACATCTCAGAAATAATATAAGGTATAGCTGCATATTTAGCAACAGCAATAGGATGATTCCTAATATTTCGAATCATCTGAGCGCCAGCCTTAAGGTTGAACGTAATAAACGGAGAGCCTAAAGGCATGGAACGAATAACCCTGACACCCTGCGATACGTTACTGTAGTCAAGCAACGCTTCGTTAGCAAGCCGAGCCGCTTCAGCCTCACTCTTACCGTGGTTCTCCATGAGATCAATCATCTTGGCAACCTTAAACATTACTTCTGTTTTCTGGTAAGCCCTTCCACCTACATCAAGATAATCATTAAAGAATATCTTGCTCTTCGCCCACATGCCACTCCAACTATCCTTCTCTG